CTAGGACTGGAGAATAAGTATCCTATGATCCAAGAAGGCGAAAAATTGAAGTTTGCTTATCTTAAAATGCCAAATCCAGTCAAAGACATGGTAATTAGTTTTCCACAAAGATTACCAAAAGAATTGGATTTACAAGAATTCATTGACTATGATGTACAATTTGACAAAGCCTTTTTAGAACCAATTCGTGTAGTTTTAGATTGCATGGGTTGGAAAACAGAAAAACAAAATTCAATCGAGGACTTTTTCGGATGACACAAGTAATCTTTCCACTTTTAACTGCATTAGCACTTTCAGCTATTGCAGCTTTTTATTCTGTTATTGGTTTAGCACAAATATTTCCTGGTTCTTTTTGGCCAATTATCATTATGGGTGCAGTATTAGAAGTTGCAAAGTTAGTAACAGTATCTTGGTTATATAACAACTGGAAAGCAACAACACAAGCTTTAAAATATTATTTTTTAACTGCCATTGTTTTGTTGATGTTGATCACATCAATGGGCATTTTTGGTTATCTTTCAAAAGCTCACTTAGAATCAAATGTGACTCTTGGTGCCAATACAGTTCAACTAAGAACGGTTGAAGCACAGGAAAAAATTGCTCGTGAAAGATTAAATTATTTGTTGAAACAAGCTTCTGATCCAGAAAAAATTACTCCAAGGGTTGACCGAGATATTCGTACTACACAAGCAGAGTTGAAGAAATTATCTGAACAAAAACTACCTCTGATGGCGGAAGAAAACAAATTGGCGGCCGAGATTGGTCCTATTAAGTACATCGCCGAAATGTTCTATGATAAGGAAGATCCATCATTCATAGATAAAGCTGTAAGAGCAGTAATTATTACAATTATTTTTGTATTTGATCCACTTGCCGTTTTATTGTTGATTGCTGCCCAACAAACATACCGCAAATTAAAACCGCACGAAAAACGAATAAATTGGCCAAAGTTTACCTTTAAAAGAGAAGAAAAGCTTGACAAACAGCCTGATGATGATGTACCATTTAAGCCATACTTAGATACAACTTCAAACGAAATTATACCTAAAGAAAAAATTAAACGACTTGACGGAGGTTCATTTTAATATGAGTTTATTAGATAAATTGAAAAAGAATACAACGATTAAAGATTCGTCTATTCTTGCTAAATCCAAATTCTTTAATGAGAAGGATATGATACCAACTGATGTGCCAATGGTCAATGTGGCATTATCAGGTCAATTAGATGGCGGCCTTACACCAGGTCTTACAATGTTGGCAGGCCCATCTAAACACTTCAAAACGGCATTTGCTCTTTTGATGGCATCTTCCTATCAAAAGAAATATAAAGATGCGGTTGTTTTGTTTTATGATTCAGAGTTTGGCACTCCACAAAAATACTTTGAAACATTCAATATCGATATGGATAAAGTATTACATACACCAATCACCGATATTGAAGAACTGAAACATGACATTATGAATCAGTTACAAGGCCTCGACAAAGATGACAAAGTGATTATTGTCATTGATTCAATTGGTAATTTGGCATCACGCAAAGAAGTTGAAGATTCGCTTGAAGGTAAATCTGTTGCAGACATGACCCGTGCTAAACAAATCAAATCATTGTTTCGTATGATTACACCACATCTGACAATCAAAGATGTTCCAATGATTGTTGTTAATCACACATACAAAGAGATTGGTATGTTTCCAAAAGATATTGTTGGCGGCGGTACCGGTTCTTATTACTCCGCTGATACAATTTGGATTCTTGGTCGTCAGCAAGAAAAAACTGGTGGCGAACTTACTGGTTATAACTTTATTATCAATGTGGAAAAATCTAGGTATGTGCGTGAGAAGTCTAAGATTCCTGTCACGGTATCTTTTGACGGTGGTATTCAAAAATACTCAGGCCTGTTAGAGATTGCACTTGAAGGCGGTTTTGTTCAAAAGCCATCGCCAGGTTGGTATGCAAAAGTTGACCAAAAAACTGGAGAGCTCGGCGCAAAATTACGAGAAACAGATACTAACGCTAAAGATTTTTGGAAAGATATTTTAAACGACAAAAAGTTTAAAGAATTTATTAAACAAAAATATTCCATTTCTTTTGGATCTATTTTACAGGAAGAAGAACAAGATGAAACTGTTGCCTGAAAAAAAATGGCCGATTGAAGGCGAAGATTATGGATTTGTTGATGCAGACGGTGTTGACAAAGTAACATCTATTCGTATATTAAAAGGAAAATTTGAAGGTGTGATATATCATTATGGTACGATTGAGGTTGTAGAAGAAGATCCTCCAAGAATTAAATTTGATTATTTTTTGGATGATCCAGGTAAATTTGAATTTAAAGACTTGCAATCAAATAAAAAATTTGATACAATGATGGGTGACATATTAGTGTCTATTTTTGATAATAACATTCTGAAAAAGAAAGAATTAGATGACGAGGCTGGAACAGACGATACTGAAGAATTTAATTTACAATGAGGCATTTACCCGTAAAGTAATTCCCTTTATTCGTTCTGATTATTTTAGTGATGATGCTGAACGAATTGTTTTTAAAGAAGTTTTTGAGTTTACCAACAAATACAAAAACCTTCCATCACATGAAGCACTTGTAATTAATCTCACCGAAAGTAAATCGCTAACTGAACCACAAGTTAAGTCGGCGATTGAACTCCTCAATGCAATCAAAGAAACCAAAGATGAAACAGTAGAACTGGCATGGATTTCTGAGCAAACAGAAAAATTTTGCCAAGATAAAGCCATCTACAATGCCATCATGGAATCTGTTCATATTCTGGATGACAAACAATCTAAAAGAAGCAAAGGAGAAATACCAAAACTATTGAGTGATGCTCTTGGTGTTTCTTTTGATAGTAATGTTGGTCACGATTATATGCAAGACTTTGATGACCGATATGATTTCTATCATCGTGTAGAAAGCCGTGTTCGCTTTGATTTGGACATTTTCAATAAGATTACAAAAGGCGGATTACCAGTTAAAACTTTGAACATCGCACTTGCTGGTACTGGTGTTGGTAAATCTTTGTTTATGTGCCATATGGCCGGTAGTTGTTTATCTCAAGGCCATAATGTTTTGTATATTACCATGGAAATGGCCGAAGAAAAGATTGCAGAAAGAATTGATGCGAACTTGCTCAATGTCGATTTTAATGAATTACATACCATGAGTAAGAATGATTATGAACGCAAGTTTGAAAGCCTAAAAGTAAAAACACATGGTAAGTTAATCATCAAAGAATATCCTACTGCTGGTGCTTCTTCGTTACATTTTCGTGCTTTGTTAAATGAACTTGCATTGAAGAAATCATTTAAGCCAGATATTATTTTTATTGATTATTTGAACATCTGTGCCTCTGCTCGAATCAAACCTGGCGGTAATGTAAACAGTTACACATATATCAAATCAATTGCTGAAGAACTTCGTGGTCTTGCTGTAGAAAATAATCTACCAATTGTTTCTGCAACACAAACAACAAGAAGTGGTTTTACAAATTCTGATCCTGGTTTGGAAGATACAAGTGAATCGTTTGGCCTGCCTGCAACTGCCGACTTTATGTTTGCTTTAATTACAAATGAAGAATTAGAAAGCCTAAATCAAATACTTGTTAAGCAATTGAAGAATCGTTATTCTGATCCAAATGCCTTCAAACGATTTGTTGTTGGTGTTGATAGGTCTAAGATGAGATTGTATGATGTAGAAGAATCAGCACAACAAGGCATTACTGATTCTGGTCAAGATGAAGATCCAGGCCCAATTAATACATTTGGTAATCGTGAAGGTAAATTTAATCGTAACTTTGGCGGCTTAAAAGTATGAGTTTAAACTATGAACAGGCCTTGCATTGTGCCAAGGTTTTTGAAGAATATTTTGGTGATTTCAACCGAATAGATGAGTATATGCGAGAGCAGAAATTAAACTCTCTTGCAGAACTGTCATCTGCTTTGCCAGGATTTGGACCAGAAGAAGAATTATTTTCTGATTTCACAATGAACCCACAAGATATGGATTTTGAGATAGTAGAATTAGATTCGGATATATGGCAATTGTATTTGGACATTATATCTTCACACAATAATCTATCATCACCTGGTCGTAATGTTCGTTTGGCTGTGATGGAAAAGAAAACTCAAAAGTGGGTTGGTTTCATTCGTATTGGTTCTCCAACAATTATGATGAAGCCAAGAAATGAACTTCTTGGTTGTGTAATGACAAATGAATTAGAAACAACAAAGGCTTTCAATCGGGCAGCTGCAATGGGGTTTGTAATTGTGCCAGCTCAACCTTTTGGTTTCAATTATCTTGGCGGAAAGTTACTTGCAGGTATCTGTTGTTCACATGAAGTGCGTGAGATATTGAACAAAAAGTATGGCATGAATACTTGCTTGTTTGAAACCACCAGTTTATATGGCACCACAAAAGCAGTATCTCAATATGATGGTATGAAACCTTATTTGCGATTTGGCGGTGTAACTGAATCTGACTTTTTACCAATGATGCACGGCAAACCATATGAAGATTTGAAAAATTATGTTGAAGGTATTGTTGGTGAGTTTGTTCCTGCTGATGCTTCTAGCCGCAAGTTAAAGATCAGTACAACGATTATTGCTATGACTAAGGCCTCATTAAAGAATCATAAGAGTGATTATGATACATTTATGG